CCTATCAATGCTCCAGCTATTGCCCCAAGAACTCCAAGTGCAATTGCTGTCCACATCATCCATTTACCTATTCCAGAGGATGTTGATGCATTAGCACTATCTTGAGTTTTTACAAATTCTGCTAATTGTGCACCACTCAGTCCAATAGCATCACCCAGTGCCTGTCTTTGAACTACACTCATCTTTGCAAATTCTGCTTCACCACCTGCCTGTTTCTTAACCTCTGCCATCATCTCTGCTAAATCACCACTATATGCAAGTTGTCGAGCTTTATCTAAATTAACACTACGACCAAGTAACATACTTGCTTCTTGTTCTGCCTGTATTGATTCTTCAAAATTTAATAACTTTTCTGCTACAGAGTTTGTTGCACTTAAATCTAATCCCATCTTAGCGGCTTGTTTGGCGGCCTCTTCCATATTTTTACCACCATCTTTTGCGAAATTTGCAAACATATCGGCGTTAGCGGCTAAATCACCCATTACTTTGGAAGCTGATAAACCTTCTTTTTTAATATCTTTCATAAACTTGGCTTGTCTATCCAAAGCCATTTCTTTAGTATCACCAGTAATAGATTGTTGTAACATCATTACCTTTGCCATATCAGTAGCCTGAACTCCAGTCCAGAATGATTGCCATTTCATACTAGCAAGTGTTTTATTACTAACTTGCTCTAATGAACCAAATTCATCTAATAATGCCTGTGCTTCCGCCTTAAATAGGAATGCCGATTTTGGCATAGATGCAAATGAAATACCCATCTCTCTTGCAGTATTTAACATTGATAACATAGCACCACCTGCTGCTACTGCCAAACCTAAAGTTGCCTTCAGATGCATTGGCATTTCTGCGAATTTTTCACCTATCTTTTTGGTTGCACCACCTATCCAATCTGTAACACCTTGAAATGGATTCTTTAGGAGTTCTTGTTCCATATCACCTCGTGCTTTAGCGGCAGCTTCTTTATTAACTTTGAGTCTCATATCAAGACCACCACCCTTTTTCTGTTTACCTTGGTCCTTTGCTTGACCAGTAGGTCCATATTTATCTGGATCACCCAAAACCTTTTCTGCAATAGATTGGTCTGTAATTCCACTAAATAATTGGTTTTTAAATCCTTCTATAAATGAACTTGAAGCTTGATCTGCTATTTGGTCAAACCCAATTAAATTACTTAATAAGCTACCACCAGGAATACTCTCAAGTTTTTCTTTTAGTGTATCAAAGGGTTTCTTAACTGCTTCTGCTCCCTCTAAAGCTATAGTATTAAGTCTTTTTTGTGCGGCTTGGAGATCGGACATTGCCTCTAACTGAAGAACTAAACCCGTGTGTCCTTCTCTACGAGCCCATGCTATTTTTTTACTTAAATCGTATGTTGTAAATTCATCTGTTGCTATGTTAGCAGTATTTGCAGATATATCTACTAAAGTTTCTGCGATACCTCGTCTAAGAGTAGCTTCTTTCTTTGCTGCCTTAGTCCCTTTCTTCTCAAGTTTTGCTATTTCTACTGCATTATCAAGTATACCTTTTGATAAATCTCCGATAACACCAAAAACTGCTGGTTGTTTTTGAACCGATGATAATATATCTCTATGCCAACTCCTGGTCTCCTTTACTATTTTTGCAATTCTTTTATTTTCAGCATTAATTTTGGCATATCGTTTTTGTAATATTGAAGTTTCTTTATTCTGTACATTTAATTTTTTATTTTGTTCATCAATAAGTCTATTTTTTTCTGCTTCAGATTTAGTACTATCTTTCTTTATATCTGCTATCTCTTTTACAATTTTTGCAGTTTCTTTTTCGGCATTACGAATCTCACGAGCTAACTGTGCTTCTTTCTTTTTATTATCTAAGACTGATTTTTGAGTTGCCATATTTATTATTCCATTTTATTAATGAATCTAAAATATAACTTTTATTTGTTGGTAGGAAAATACTATTTATTTAAGTGCTTTGTAAAAATAATCGTAGTCAGCATCATTTTTTCTTTTTTTCTCAATGTGCTTTTGCATTTTGTTACGATTATCTATTGCCTTTTTAGTAAGGGCCTGTAATTCTGGATCTCTATCAAGTAATTTAGCTACTTTCTTACCTTTTCCCTTTGCCACATTAGAAAAAAGTTTTACTAAAAACTTATCAAGGATTCCTTCTTTTACTATATACTTTGGCATTTTATTCTCCCAATAAAACTAATACTTTGATTCGTATATAAATATCACTTTACTTAAAAATTACTACTTACGAACTCTCGGATTTTTAGGTCTTGGAATATTGGGACGATTCTTTTTTGAAGCCTTTTCAATAGCTTCATTTTCATCTTTATATTGTTCTTTTAATCGTTTAAGATAATATAGTCTTAAATATATAGGCATATTATAGACTTCAGTATGAGTGAATCCACCTTTTGTATGATATGTTAAAGTGAAGATTTGGTCGTGAATGTGTGGCTTATCTTCTGCTCGTAGGCCAAAAAAACTGAGCGGTCACAGGGACCGCCACCTCCTCGATTCTACCATCATCTAATTCTACATTATGGTACAATTCGACATCAGGAGTTATCGATGTTAAATGTGTTCTATATGCCAGTGAATCCATTGAAAGAAATTCGTTATCAATAAAATTATTAACAAATGCCCTATCATTATTACCATCTACTGAAATAATAGAAGATTTTAATCTTGTAGTGATTTCTGGGTCAATACCCGTACCCTTTGAAATTTTTCTCATGGCCTTTAATTCTGCATCTATATTCTTTTCATCTTGATGCGTCAATAATTTAAAAGTAACTATTCGTTTAGATGTTGGTAATTCCAAAGAAAATTCATTAACACCTTTTTCTAAACCACTAAAATCAACTTCTTTATCTGGAAGAGAAGTTAAATCAATAGTTTCTTCCTTTGTTTCACCACTACTTTCATCTACCCATTCAAATGTATAATCCTTACCATAAGCAAGAACTCTTGATGCTAACATAATCGCATTTTTATCACCTATTAATATATCATTAAGATTCACATCTTCTGAAACAATAAGTGCCTCCAAAAGTTTATCTAATACCAAACCCTTATTTATCAAATTTGTTGATGTTAGAATATCTTCTTCTCTAGCTGTCATATATTTAATTTCCACCTGACCACTTGATAATGGATGATTTTTAGGATAGAAATGTCCTTTAGAAGGCAAATCTACCATCTCAGTCGGAAATTGGCGTTTTTCTTCTGCCATATTTATCTCCTTTGTATACTATATTGAATTATACAATATAACCAATTATTTAAAACTTTAACTGGGTATCACCAAGATACCCAGTATAAATTATTTTCTACCAAATTTTTCTGCTGCTGTAACTCCGAGTCCAACTACTGAGATATACATAAAACATTCTAATATTTTATCTTTTACCTCAAATGTAGAAAAGGTATCAGCACCCCAACTACATATCAACATAAAGAATGCGGCAAAACCGACAAATCTTTTGCTTGAAACCTTTGCATCAGCTGAAAGCATTTCTTTGAAAAAACTCATTTTTTTCTCCTTAGAACTGTAGGATTGCGTAATCGTATCTTAGTGTAAGTGTAATGTCTGCTGGATCAGTAGTATTTGCCCAATCCAAATCATTAAAGTTAGCGTTTACAATCCAAGTTCCTTTTAATGTCCACTCCTCAACTTTATCACCAACAGGTCCTAAAACATTAATAGTTACATCTTTCTTGTAAAAATCTGTGTAACCATCTCTACCTGTTACTGACTCGTGAGCTAATCTTACCCATTCCATAACGGCTTGTGCTCCACTTGGAACAACTGGGTCATAAAGTGTAATTTCTAATTCTTCCCATGCTCCTTTACCTTTGACATATCTTTTTACATTGATGTGGTCAAGTTCAATAGTTTCAAAGGCTATTGAAGGTCTGTTAGCAGTCTTAATAAGATAAGCTGGTATTCCCTCAATATACATGATGTACCGATTTTTTGTTTTCGGTTCAAACGGTGTGAACATTATTTCAGAAGGATCTAATAGTTCTGGCATCTTTAATCTCCAATAAATTTTATTCTTCAACTATAAATATCAATTTTATAAAAAATCGTCATATTCATTTTTCATAGTTTTTTTGAAGGTTTACTATATTCTTCATATATAAATATATTGAGCAACAAAAAACCCCTCAAAAAGAGGGGTTTTTGTTTTAGTTAATCTATTGATTAAACTTATTCAGGAAAAGCTGCTCCTGTAGGTTGTACTACAAAGTCCAATACAATAAATTCAGCTGTCCGTGTTGGTTGAATAAATATCTGACCAACAAGTTGATTTCTATCAACCACTTCTGGAGTATTATTGGTATCATCCATTACTACTCTAAATGCGGATAGACCACTATTTGCTTGTACTGATTCTAAGAACGGATTCACTATGTTAAGGAATCTATTCCTTGTTGCTGTACTATTCTGTTCGAATACCAAGTATCTACTTGATGATGCGATAAACTTCTTGAGTTTAATCAACAACCTACGAACATTAACTCTATCGAGTGCTGATGGACGACCTTGTAAGGTCTTTTGTCCCCAAACACATACACCTTGACCTGGGAATGAAGCGATTGGATTAACTCTATCTTCATAAAGTTCATCTCTTTCAGAGTGAGTCAATCTTGTTTGTGCTTCTAATACCGTAGTTAAACCACCACGATTCAGACCAGCTGGTGCGAACCATTCGTGAGCTACTTTATCAGTATATGCGATTGTTCCTGCTAATACTACTGAAGGCGGAACCCATACAGGTAATGATGTATTTCTATCTACAATCTTTACCCAAGGATAATAGGTTGCTGCGTAGTTAGTATCAAGTGTACTAATTGCTGAGGTTGCAGTAGATATTGAATCACCATGAATTGTACAATCCAATAGATAAAATGCATCTCCACGAGCCTCACATTTAGTTATTGCGTGATTACTTACTACTGAATGTTTCCCATGAATAATACCAGGTGTTACTAACATATTGATATCAAATTCATCAGGATTACTAACAGCGTTAATACCTTTCTTATATGCAGTTGTACCACCAGTAGATGATGTTGAACAATCAAGTCCTTGTGTATTTGTATTAACAATATTTGCTCCTGTATGTCTTGGTGTTGCTGGATTTATACTATCAAATCCACCTTGAAATGGTACAACGAACTTTCTCTGTTTAATATGAGAAAGGTCAAGTGTTACCTTTTCAGTTCCATCAGAATAAGTGTCACCAAGTGTTGAAGCGTCTGCATGTCCATTATAATCTTCAATACTCATTGTTACATGCCTACCAGAACCAAATGAATTATTTGGTGCCAAATATTGTTGTGCATCTTCATGAGAATAATCATGTCCATAAGGTTCATTTGCATCAAATTCATTCTGTGCGTTTGATTGTGATGTTCTTATTGGCCATACTGGTATTCCACTATCATTTGTTGGATTAACGATTGCTGCGTGTCCCATTGGTACTACACTAACTGGTGAAGCCTTTTCTGCAATATCTGAAAAATCAGATACATAAATATGTTTAGACATATTTGGCCAATCACCATTATAAGTAAGTTTACCTGCTGAATCAATAGTTACATATCTATCACCAATCCTTCTTGCAAAGAAATTAGGACTTGTTGGATCAAAATTCAAACCATCAAATTGTTCTAAGATATTATCTTTAGTTAAATCGTTATCATTTAATCCAGTCTGTCTTACTTGTACTGAAAATGAACCATAATCACTACCAGCTATTGAACCTGCTTTCTTAACATTCAAAATAACAATCTTCAATTTATCATTCACATCACTACCATGTGAGCGAGTATTAATCTTGAAAAGACTATACCTTGCACCACTAATTAATTGTGATTGGATTGATGGTGTTGAAGCATTTGCATAAGTTGTTGCTAAATTCAAAGTTCCAGCACTTGCTGATACTGGTGTGGTTGATGATACTGATCCACTTGTGGCACCAGCTTTAAATACTTTGTATAAATATGCTGATACATTATTTCCACCAGATTTCTGAACTTGGGCGTCTTTACTAAATACATTTTCAATGTAATTTTTACTTCCCGTATCAAATGATAGAGTATAGGCACGAGCAGTTAAACTTTTTGCTCCCCAATTACTACCACTCAAATTGAGTGTAAATTCCGACCAACTTCCTGTTGTACTGCTACTCTCTAAATCTGCTGTACCATCTCCACCACCTCGTGATGGTGCTAGAACAGCCAAAGTTGTTCTTGTGAGAGTACTACTACTTGCAAATAAAGCGAGTGAGTCAACAGAATATCCAGCAGTATTAAGAATACGAACTATCGTTACAGTTCCTGCACTCCTTAAATATTGTTCTACCGCGTATGGTGTATAATAATCCTTAGAAGTTGATCCAAATATTTCTTCAAACTCAGGAAAATTACTAATTTTTGTTGGAACAAAAGCAGGACCTTTAAGTGTTGGTCCAACTATACATGCTCCTATATCAGCAATTCCTTGTGGAAGAAAGGATAAATCTCGTTCCCTCGTAAACACACCTGGCGATACGATTCTTTCTGCCATTATTTTTCTCCTATTGTGTTATAATTCAAATAACATATTTAGCCTTTTACAAGACTATAAATTTTACTATAAATATAGCGTAAATTTCTCAAACGATATGTTTGACGGAGATTATTTTAAGTAGTTTCTGAAGTCTGTTCAGATTCCTGCGGTGCAGGTGTAAATACTCCTGTTGCTGGATCTAAATTACCAGGACCATACTTTTCATTCAACTGTTTAACTAAATTCCGTTCATTTTCTTGAACATCACCATATTCAACTTCTAATTTTGCTTCTGCATCAGAAATTGAATCAAGTTGTTGTTGTACTAACAATCTTTGAACTCGTAATTGTCCAAATTGTAGTTGTTTTTGTTGATATGAACTTTGTAAGTCTGATAAAGATTTTAATTCTTCTTCTGAGAATTTTATCTCTTGATCTGCCATAACTTTTCTCCTATGTTAATTAACCTTTGATATAAATATCAAGTAAATTTCTCTAATTCACTTTTTTCTTGAGTTCTTCTACTTCTTCTTTTAATTCTTTAATTGATTCTATTAATAATGGAACTAATCGTTTATAATCAACCCCTAAATACCCATTTTTTCTCTCAACCACAATTTCGGGAACGACTTTTTGAACTTCTTGTGCTATAACTCCAACATCATGTCCTCTTTCTTGTGCCCATCCAGGTGATTTATCATTCCAATCAAATTCTACACCTCGAATATCACCTATCTTATTCAATGAACCTTTAATAACTTGTATATTGTCTTTAAGATTTTTATCAGATGCGTTATATGCTATAATGTCACCATCTGCTACTATATCACCACTTGCTGATATTGCTCCTAAATCAGACCCGTATGAACCACTAACATATAAACTACCAGTTATGGTTACACCAGCATTTGTAGTTTCGAATTTTTTAGTATTATTATAGTGTAAATCAACAGAGTTTGCGGCGTTCAAAACCATCATAGTCTTTGAACCAGCCGCGTTTTGGAATGTTTGAGTTCCACCTCTATAAAATAAATTACCAGTTCCGTTGTCTTTTAGGTAACTATTACTACCATCGTGGTATAGTTGTAAATCGGCCGAATCACCAATTTCTATTTTACCATTATCTGGTATAAAAATATTACCAAAAGAACCAGTCGAGGTTGATGAACCACTAACACTACCATCAAGTTCGAGTCCTGTTGATAATGTATTTCCTACATACTGATAAACCGACATATAAACAAATTCACTATCACTCGGATCCACAGCTGAATTCATAAACTGAACTACACCAGTTTTATAATCAAATATATAATCGTTAGTTGAAACTATATCACCACTATCTAATGATTCAGATGTGGCGTGTGTTGCTTTATAAAGAACTGCTAAATATCCTGGTGTGGAATCTTCAACCGTAGATGTTGCTAAAGCTGCAGTAGAATACTTAGGTGATACAAAATTCACCTCTTGGTTATCATTAATTAACTGAGCACCTACACCACTATTACTACCCGATGGACTTAGGAAGAACCAAGTTTCATTATTTAAATTTGATTTGGTTAAACTATGTCTATACCAATATTTTAATATATTCTCTCCACCATCAGTATAGAAAGAACCACTTTGTGAACTTCCACTAAATGGTAATCCACTTGATGGTATCTTAGCGGCTTGAGTGTAAACTTCCTCTGACCTTAAATCTAATACATTAGTAAATGACTCTTGGGCAGTCGTAAGGGTATCGTGAGTATACCTTCTCGACGCGAGTAATCTACTTGACTTTGAACCTGAATCTATTAATGCCATTTCTTATCTCTAACTAAAAGTCAATGTTATGTCATCTATTGGTGTTGGATCACCTTTATATCTGACTATTACATAAAGTTCGTTATCATTACTATCTAAATACATACCATCTGCATTTCTTATTGGTACGGTGTATGTTCCACTTGCAATACTACCACCACTATTTCCATATAAACTAATTGCTGTTGAAAATGGATTTTTATGATTATCTTGTGCTATATCTGCTTCAATTAAATTACTTGTAGTGGCTGTCGGGTCGTATATTCTTGCGGTTGATAATGAACTATTATTACCACTTCCATTTCCTGAACTCTCGAATAACAATGCACATGCTATTCCATTACTTGTAGAATTCCAAGCTACTAATGTAGTATTATTAAGATTTACAGTCATACTTGTCTTTGTACCACCATCTGTTTGAAATCTTCTAATATAATATTGGTATGTTGCACCATATCCTGATGGATGCCAATATCTATATGAACCACCTGGATCTACCAAAAATCCTGGTTTAACTTGTAAATCATAATCACCTAACTGACCTAATTCAAATGTGGTTGTCCAGGCTGTTCCGTTAAATGCCTGAACATTATCTAATAATTTTATTCTAAAATCTTCACCCGTAAATGTTTCAGTTGTTCCTGTTAATGCCCCACCATCATATCCTTGTTCTCTACCATAAACTGCCATACTTCCACTTGCTAATGGTGCTCTAAAATAACTTGATGTATGATAATAAAGTGTTTGTGTATCTAATGTCGAATAATCACTATCTCTATCTCTTGCCCTCACGGTTACGGTAAATGTTTCATCTGTAAAAGTTGATGATTGTTGTATATTATCAGCATTTCCTGCATCCCAATCTACTGAAGCAGATACTATTGCTATATCATTATAATACGGAACTGTAGTTGTACCTCTTGCACTTGCTCCAGTACTATCGTAAATTGCATTTGCAGTTTGGATTGTTCCACCACTCGTAGAAACATTATCATTAGTTATTGATGTACTACCCACACCAACACTACCAGGATTCATATCTGTTAATGTGGCTGTTCCTGCATATAACGGATTAAATAGTCCTGTAATTTTTGTTGATATTTCATAAGTAGAACCAGTTACATAAGGTGCCCCACTTAAACTCCTCGATACACAAGTTAAATATCTTGTTGTTGTTCCAACATCTGCTAATGAATTAGATCCTATAGCAGTATTAATTGTACCTCTTGGTGCGTAAAAATATTTTCTATCAGTTCCATTTACAAAAGCAAAATTACCAGAACCTGTCGCTATTCCAACCTTTAAATCATGAAAATTATAATATCCACTTGAAGATACACTTGAAAAATCTGTTTTTGATGCATGATATTTTCTTGTCAAAGAACCAGTTAATGCAGTTCCACCGACATTTTCAAATTTACCATCTTGATATGCTGCAGGTATAACTGCAGGATTTGCAGAGTCGATTTTTGCTAAAGTCACACCACTCGTTGTTCCAAAATCAGTCTTTGTATAATCTATATTGGATTGTGTAGTGTATGTATTAGAACTTTGATTTGGTGATGAATTTGATGCATTATCACTAAATGATTGTGTTGCTATTACTCTAACATCAAATTGTGTTGCTGCACCATTAGTCAATCCACCCAAACCAAATAACTCACTATCGGCTGATGAATTAACACTTGTTGAACCACCACTATTGGAATCAAAATCTACAAAGTAACTACTATTATTGTAAATACTAATACCATCAAAAACTTTTGCTCCAACACTTGTCCAACCCTTGTGAACTAAATAATTTAATGTTGCATTACTTAATGATGTATAATTTTGTGGTAATCTACCAGCTATCTGATTTGCAGTTGAACCTAAATTATTATTATTTGTATCTACACTAGCAAATGTTTTTGTATTTGCAGTTGGTGAGGATGTATCTATTGAATGACTGATTATTCCAGCCATAAATCTTAAAATTTCACTTACATGAGATGTATTATCAAAATTATTAAAGTAACTTCCCTCTAATCCTTCTCCCCATGCATTAGAAGTTGGATATCCATTTTGTATATTATTTGTAAATATTGCAGTTGATGCTGTAATAGGTCCTGAATCAGTCCCAGTTCTCACGGTTAATGTTGAACCAGACACGACAACAGAACCAGTTATTTGTAAAGTATTTGTAGTGGACATAATAGAACCAGTTGGTTGAAATATACCACTTGTTATTCCACTCAATTCAGAACCATCACCATAGAACTTACCCGAAGAGTAGATATCTGAACCAGTAATGTTAGCACTTGAACTAATATGATTACTTGCAGTGATATGACCGACAAATGTATGAGTGTCTGTAATTTCATCACCAAAAATATTTGAACCACTTGTATGAACTGTGGATGCTGTAACAAATGAGGATGTAATATTAGTTGTGTTTATACTTGTAGCCTCAATTGTACCTACGACTATGTTAGGTGTACCAGCTAAACCAGTTGATGTACCAGTTAA